ATCATCATTAACAATTGGTTTGCTAGAGCCGATATTTTTTGCGGTTGTGGACAAGCTCCACGAGCTTCCCCACTTTCCGATCAATACATTATTTTTGCGATTATTTATCTTGCCATTTAATTAAGAACCACTCCGGAAAGGAGTGATATGAAACTCATATTTAATGATGCCACTGAACTGGTGGTCCAGTCTGCGGACATCCAATCAGATGGAGGACTTCTGATCAAGACGATCTCGGCGTCAGAGGAAGACTTGAAAACCATGTTCCAGGATCAGACAAAAACCAAGAAGATGGTTGTGAAAGAGCGTGAGTCCACACTTAGCGAATATGAGAATTACACCAACATGGATGCCATTGTGAAGTACACAGCCGGCATTACTGGCGTGATTCTTTATAAGGTTGGTGAGACGCCGGCAGAAAAAATGGAAGCTCTAGCAGCAGAGAATGCTGAGCTGAAAAAGACTGTTGACATGCTTCAGGGATGCATTCTTGAAATGTCCGAGCTGGTATATCAGTAATGGTAACTTTATTAACAAATTTATTCATATTATTACAAAATTCAGGAGGTAAAGAAATGATGGCAATGTTATGGGCACAGTGGATTATGTTAGAAAAGAAGACTTACGCACAGGTACCGAGACTCTTAAAGGATAAGGTGAAAGAGATCCTCGTCGATTCCGGAATGGAAGAACTTGTGACAGAGGAGCAGTAGTATGGACAATATCGTATCTGTAAAATTAGATTCCAGATACGCATCCACGCTGGGGGTATGGCAGTATGATTACGGTCAGGTGCTCCGGATCACAGGTCCGGAGCTTCCACCGGCAGTGGAAGTGCAGTTTTCGCTGGACGAGAAATCAGGAGAGACATTATCCAGAGTCGGCACGACGGTGGATGGAGTTACAGAGGTAAAGATTCCGGATGAGTTACTGGCGCACAGTGCGACCAGTGATTACCGGATCTATGCTTATATCTATCTGACAGATGAGACTTCCGGGAACACCAAGTATGAAATTACAATCCCGGTTAGAGTGCGAAGTAAGCCAACCTCTCCAACGGAAGATCCAGAGACGGATCCGGATCTATTTAGGAAGACGGTATCAGCGGTCAATGCATCCGCTGATCGTGCTGAGAATGCTGCAAGCTCTGCACGGGAAAGCGCGGAAGAAGCCAAAAAGTATGCCGAAGGCAAACAAGAAGATATAAAAAAGGCTGTATCTGATTATATGAAAGAGAATCCTGTTAGTGCATCGGGAAAGCTGTCCGATTTACAGGAAGACGCTACACACCGTACTGTAACGGACACAGAGAAAGAGTCATGGAACAGCAAGAGTGACTTTTCTGGGTCTTACAACGATTTAGAGGACAAGCCAACAATCCCCACAGTTCCAACCACCCTCCCAAACCCACAAGCACTAACCATTACCTACGGCAACCAAACTCACACCTACGATGGCAGTGAAGCCCTTGCAATCACAATCGAGACAGGTGGCATCGAAAGAATAGAAAAGCTGTCTACAGACACTACAGTTACATTAGAGCCTAACAAGCTCTATATCTTTCCAGAGATGTCAAGTCTTGCATACACCATCGGAGTGGGAACAGGAGAGGTGCATTTTATCTTTAAGAGCGGTGCGACAGCTACAAGGGTAGTACATCCAACCAACGTCAATATCGGTAGCTTTACGGTCGATGCGAACAAGATATATGAGGTATCTATATTAGAGGGGCTGTTGACTAGCCAGAATTGGAGTGTGAGCTGATGGAGCGACGAAGAATGATGCTTATGGATGGACAGGAGGTAGAAAATATGGGTTGGAAAGAAGTAAAAACAGTAGTTGCACAGAATGATGGTGATGCATTATATGTAGACGGATTTGAAGCGGAAAGAATTAGAGTGACAGCGATGCTTGCGACCGTAACAGATAATAAAGGACTTCGCTTTAACATTGCGAAAGATGCATATGAAAATTTCTTTAATATGGGAACAGCTGCTACAACAGAATTTAGACCGCTTCTATTTGAGCTTGGAGTTGTTGGGAATTATGCGATAAGCACAGCTTTTTGCTATCCCAAAGTTTCTGTTAGTACTAATGCACAAAATACAGTAGCAGGAGGAATGGAATTACCAAATGGAGAAACACTTATAAAGCGACTCAGAATTAATTCAGCAAACGACAAATTAAAAGCAGGGTCTTGGTTGAGAATAGAAAAATGGGGATAGGAGTTGATACAAAAATGAACAATGCTAAAATGCTGACAGCACAGCACAGCACAGCACAGCACAGCACAGCTTAAGGCGTAGGTTGCTTGCAAGTGCGGTCACAGAAAAAGACGATAACCTAATAGACCTAAACGCCTACAGCGAATCAGCCAATACATATGTACAGGACATTGCTATTGATAATGTAAAAACGTATTACGCATATGATATTAGTTATATCGTCTGCTACAACAAATTTGGCAGTAATATGGGGTTAGCAACGATAGCGAGTGACGGAACGGTTGCCATGAAACCAGACACAATAATGATAAGGGTAAATATTAGCAAAAACAAAAATCCGTATTTCGGATTAACAAAGAGGTGATTAAAAAATGCACGCAAAACTACAAAACGGATTTCTTCGAAGTGCACCCAAAACGATAACTTTGGATGGCAAGACTATCAACAATCCATTGCCGGAAGAACTGGAACAGCTAGGCTACAAGCCTGTGGTGTACACAGATATGCCTACTGAGGTAACAGATGGTAAACACTGGGAATCGGAGTGGACGGAGGGAGAGACAGAGATTACGCAGGCGTGGAAGCTTGTGGAAGACACGGTCTATCCAGAGCCGGAACCGCTCCCAGAGGAAAGGATCACAAAACTGGAAGAACAGAGTCAGTTTCTCACAGAATGTCTTCTAGAGATGTCTGAGGCTGTATATGAGTAGGGGTGACTATATGGAGATACGCGCAAGACCTTCGGGTCTTATTTTTGTACGCAAAATTAAGAAAGGACGATTAATATGATGGAAAAGATTTTGTTTTTATTATCAAGTAACTCATTCATTCGGATTCTGCTGATTGCGGTGACATTGGACACGCTTCTGGGTGTTCTCCGGGCAATCAAGGAGCATAAATTCAATAGCTGCGTCGGCATCGATGGAGCAATTCGTAAGGCAGCTATGCTCTTCTCGGTATGCCTTTTAATGGCTACGGATGTGATCATGCATATTAATATAGTGGGCATGATTCCGGAGCAGTACATACAGGTCATTGGCATCCAGAAGCTTGGGATCTGTGAATTCTTCTGCCTGTTATTCATTTTATACGAAGCAGTCAGCATATTAAAGAACATGACGCTGTGCGGTCTCCCGGTGCCGAAAAAGATTAAGAGATGGGTACAGAAGTTTTTGGAGGACATGACAGAAGAACTTCCGGAAGACGCAGTGGAAGAATTAAAATCAGGGAGCGAGTAATCGCTTGCTTATAATGAAAATGATTGAGCCTGGAGAGATCCGGGCTCTTTTTGCATGGAAAGGAGAAAAAATATGAGTCTAATATCAAACAGTGGTCATGATGAGAATGGCGGTTATCGCGGGGGAAAAGCTGGGGATCAGACCGGCACAGAATGGTATCTGAGATCCTGGTATGACAGACCGTGGAATTGTGTGATCAGACATCCAAATTCGAAGGTCAGAGAACTGATTGCAGAACTTGCCGTGAAAGCGGCGAAGAATGACAAAATCGGGTATGACCAAGATGAAAGAGTTACATATTGGTCACAACTTCAGAAGGTTGGATATGATCCATCTAAGATAACCGTACCATGTGAGGAAGACTGCTCAGCTGGAGTGATGGCGAATGTCAAGGCAGTAGGATATCTCTTAGGTATTGAAGCGCTGAAGAATGTACCAATCACAAGCACCTGGTACATGAGAGATACTCTGAAGAATGCTGGATTTGAAATTCTAACAGCATCAAAGTATCTAAAGAGCCCAGACTATCTGAAACGTGGTGACATTCTATTGAATGATGCGAAGCACACAGCAACTAACGTAGGAGATGGAAAGTACGCAGGAGAATCAACTGGCACATCAAGCGGAACAGGAGGGAAAATAACCGTGAATGCAAGTATGCCTATATTAAAGAAAGGAATGACTGGATCAGCGGTGCGAGTATGGCAGCAGATCCTGTGCGCCGCCGGATATAACACCGCAGTAGATAGTTCATTTGGAGATGATACAGAAGAAAAGACAGAAAAATTAGAAAAAGCAAAAGGAATCACGAAAGATCCGAATCAAGTAGGACCGGCAGCGTGGAAAGCTGGACTGGAAATTCTATCAGCAGAGAAAACATTCTAAAAACTGATCGATGGCAGCAGTTGACAACGACACAAGAAATATGATAAGATTCAACATGTCTCATTTGTGTCTCAGATGGGACCTTAGAAACGGTGCGAATTCAATACATAGAGGGCGTTTGGATAATTTGACT